AACGGCAGTATGGTGTAAGTGGTAACACACCAAGAGCTCAGGAGATGCAATCCCGAAATTTCTGACGTAACAGTCTTAACGGGTTCGACTCCCGTACCACCAACACGTTTGTCGGCATTAGTCAGAAACCGACAGGGTTCTTTGAAAAGCACTAAGCACAAGTGAAATTGCGCGAGAAAATGCTTGATAGTGAGATTGAAACGGCAGTATGGTGTAAGTGGTAACACACCAAGTGCACAGGAGATGCAATCCCAAAAATTGCTATTGTACGAAAATCTTGTCCCTTGCCACGGGACACCCCACCTTGCGGTGTGGATAGGTCGGCACGGTTGGCAGCCGTAGTCGTAAACCGCATTTTTTACTTTAAAACTTTAAAAAAATGAAAATTTGCCGTAATTGCGAGCATTCTCGAATCGCTTTGCTAATCAATTACAAAAATCACACAAAACAAACCGTACCCTCCATGTATCTGAATTGCGCAAAATTCGGTAACAGGACGTGCAGTTACATCAAGAAAAAGTGTGATATTCACGAATCGCAAAAAGAAATAAAACAAGGAGGTAATTATGAAAGTCCAGTATTTTAAAGATAAAATATACTGCGGTGAAAAGAAATTTCAGCTTTGACAACAAAAGAAGCTGAAATCTTATCTGAGATGGAAAAGATATGCGAAAAGAAAGTAATCCATTTTAAATAATATGATAACTATGAATTTTGACGTTTCATTAAAAAATGACCTTTTATACAAAGGCTGTGAAATTGAAGAGGTCGCTGGTCGCCTCAATCTCAAAACACCTATGGCGGAAGCAGTAAACATCGTAGGTCGTAATCTTGCAGAACTTGACCTCCACGGGGACGAAATTACCCTTACAGGTGCGATGGCTATTCCGATTTATTGTGTGGTGTTTCACGCTGTTGTTCACCGATTTACCAAAGTTTGGTACGACGACGGTAGAGGTGGTCAGCCTGTATTGTTAGCACAGCACGGAGCGTAACGCAGTATTTTTCCCTATTATGCTGGCTTGGTTTAACAGAACTAAAACGCTATCATTGATAGAAATGCCCGTGTGCACCGCATTTGGTACACTTTGCCCTGAGATACTAAAACGCTATCATTGATAGAAATGCCCGTGCAAGACGGCAGCCGGCATATATTCCGCCCCCGTATTTATGGTAAGACCTGGCATGCGGGGGCATTTTGGGCAACACGTAGGTTCGTGTATTCCGACGGCACGGTTTAGGTGAGTTGGAGAGAATTGCGGTTCGATTCCGCATTTGCCCGCTTCATTCATATTAACCTTCAGATTTAGTTGGGGACGTGTAAAGCGTCCCTTTTTTTGTAAATAAATTTTTTAAAAATGGAAATTGGAAAATTTTGGCGAAACTGACAATTACCAGAAAATCTTGTAATTGTGATTATCAAGCATTTACTTTAAAAAAAGTGGTACGAAAAATGTATCACTTTTTTTTATTTCCATTGCGACAAGCAAGAAGTCTAAGCCGTTGTATATCAATATTTAAAGTTATTTTTTTAATTTCATAACTTTTTTTTGTTTTCTTTCTTTTTTAGATTTGCGCAAAAGAAAAAAAATTAAAACTATGAAAGATAAAATTTTAGCAGCCTTGAAACAGGAATACGCATACTTGGGTCTTGGCGAAAATCTATTAAGTGCGCAAGCGGAAACCTTAGCAAATTTGGGGTTCGTAACAGACGAAAACCTAACGGCGGTAATCAAAGCGCAGGAATCGGGTTTAAAAGCAATTCAGCAAGCGAATGACAAAAGGGTCGCTGATGCTCTTGCGAAAGTTAATGCAAACAAAGATAAAGAAAAAGAAAATTTGCAGAAAACAGCAGAGGAACAGCAAGCGGAACTTTTAAAACAACTTAACGAATTGAAAGCCAAATCAGAGCAGCAAACATCGGAATTGCAAAAGCAAGCCGACGAATTGAAAAAGCAGCAGGAATTGCAAAAGAAATTGGACGAATTGCAAAAGAAAGCCGCAAAACAAAACGCCGATTTTGAAAAAAAGAAAGCGGATTTGTTGGCATTGATTAACGGCACACCCATAGAACCTCCACCCGTAGAACCGCAACACAAGGATGAGAAAATAAAAACTACACCCGAACAAACTAACACATTTGATGAGGCGAAATTTCGCAAGACTATTGAAGACGAGTGGTCAAAAAGGTTGGAAACAATCGTAAATACTTACGGCAACCAAATGAAAGAATTTCAAACCGTGAATGCCAACCTTGCCGAGCAAGTTCAAGCACTTGTAAAGGAAAACACCGATTTCAAAGCACAACAAGCGGAACAAAATAGAAAGAATTTTATCCTTAATAAAGCCCACGAATTAGGCATACCCGACTGGCGTATTAATGAGGGTTTCTCTTTCGCTAACGATGCGAATGAGGAAACAATCACAAATGCCCTTACAACGGTAAGCAACAACATTAGGGCAAACGTTTTGCCTGCGGAAAGTGTTAATGTACCATTGCCTACAAACAACGGCACACCTGACAAAACATTTTTTGACGGCATAGCGGAAAAATTAGTTCAGAACATTTAAAAGGGGAAAAAATGAAAAGGGAATTAACAACAGAAAATACGGAAGTCGTGTTTGGTATGGACGATGTGATTGTCCAAAAGTTCATTGCCGACATTCCAGCAGGTCGAACCATTGACTTTACCGGCTACGATGTAGACACAAAGATTATTGCAGGACACCCTATTATTAAAGGAGAGGTAAGCGGTGCAACTGTTTACCGTCCATTTCCTATCACTAAAACGACCTCCGAGGGTGTAACGACCGTATCATACGGAACATTACCCTCTGGTTTTGCCGTAGTTGGTGTTCTTTACCGTACAATCACCAAAGCCAATCCACAAGGCTCTATTTTGATAGACGCGGTAATAAATGAAGTTGCGGCTCAAAACGCAGGCTTACCTGCTTACACTTCCGCGCAAAAAACAGCATTGTCAAACATTAAATTCGTTCAAGACGAGGAGGCATAGTGAATTATGGAACAATCTTTATATCTCGATTACGTTAAAAAGACGTTTCCGTTGTTGGTAACATCAATAGCGGAGAAAATTAACAACAAAAGAAACAACGCGCAGACATACCTTTATCGTGATTTGTTGACAAAGGAATATTCTGTTGACGGTCGTTGGGCATCCATTTTGGCAAAATACAACCGTGTAGCGGCTGATGTTGTTAGCCTTGACTCATCTTTGCCAATCAAGACAGGCGATACAATCGAACTCATCAACGGAGAAATTCCGAAAATGGGTATGAAAATGTATTTGACTGAGAACCAGATGAAAGCAATAGATAGTCTCATCTCTCAAAACTCAAGGGGCAGATTTACTTCCACTATCATTAACAACATTTTCACCCACTTGCCAAAATGTATTGATAGCATATACGAAACCATTGAGGCAATTTTCCAATCTGAATTGTCCAGTGGCATCGGTATTGCACCGAACAGCACTGGAACAGGTGTAAAAATTGACCTTAAATTTTACGATGCGAACAAGAAAGGTGTAGCTTCATTGTGGAATGCTTCGGGTAGCAAGGCTATCGACGACTTGCAAAAGATTTTTGACAAAGCGGAAGAGGACGGTAACACTATTACCGATATGTGGGCAGACGACACATTCCTTAAAGCGTTCTACGCTAACGAACAAGTTAGACAGCAGTTCGCTTTCAATATGGGTTTTGTTGGCTCAAATATTCCCGTTTTGGCATTAGAGCAAGCACAGGACGTTATACGTAGAAAGTGGGGCGTTGAACTTCACAGAATCAGTCGTACAATTCGTACAGAACTCAACGGCGCGCGTTCAAACCGTAAAGCATGGGCGGACGGTGTTGCTTCCTTTACTTGTGATGCTCGTGTGGGTTCTTTGATTTGGACTAACACGGTTGAAAGTACAAGACCCAAAGCAGGCGTTGAATACCAGACCGTGGACGATTTTATTTTGTTGAGCCAATACGCGGAAAACGACCCGTGGCGAGAGTTTACATCTTCACAGGCTATGGTTGTTCCAATATTGAACAATGTAGACCGAATCTATTTGCTTGACAGCAAGACGGTACAGGCTTAATATTTGGAGGGCGGCAAAATGGAATTGAAAATAAAAAAAACATTTCGGGACAAGGACAATTTTTCAAAAGTCTATAACATCGGTGATGTCGTAGACTTTGAAAAGAATAGAGCGGAATACATTATTTCGCTGGGGCTTGCCGAAAAAGCCGAACAACCAAAGCAGCCTGAAGTATTGGAAATGCAAACAGAAGAAACTACAACAAAGCGCAAACGTAACAAGGAATAACACTCCAAACACGCAGCCGTTGCTAACAAAGCGGCGGCTGTTTTTCTTAATAGTATGATTGAAAACGGTTATATTAGGTATAAGACAGCGGGAAAGATTCTGTTAGATGATAATGGCAATCCACACAAGGGGGGCGACCAATGGTCAGATTACATTCCTGCGTGTATTGAGGGAAACCGTAACACAGCAGCATATAAAGCAGAAAGTGGATTACGGTATGAGAAACCAACATACACGGTGTATTCCAGAAGAAATCAAGGAATAGCCATAACAAACTTAGTAGAGTTATTCGACCGTAAAAAAAACAGTCTTGGTCAATTTGTCGTTAGAACTATTCAAGTGTCTCCTATAGTAAACCAAATTCGTATATCTGTATGAAAGCGGAATTAGAGATTCAAAAAAAAGAACTTGAACAAGTGTTTGAAAAGTTCAAAATAAAGACAGAAGAAAGAATAGTTGCACAATTAACCGAGATTGGCAAAAAAAGCGTTGAAATCGCCCGAAATCTCCCAAATCAAGGTAAAACTTATCACAATAGAACGGGGAAATTACGAGATTCGATAGGCTTTGCAGTGCTAAAGAATGGTAATATCGTTGCAGAGGATTTTGTAGACCCTATTGGTCGTTCCGCAGTTATGAATAGAGCGGGCGAAAGTTACGACGGTTTTCGGTTGTTAATTGTTGCGGGCGCGGAATATGCCACTGATGTTCACGTTAGGGGCTATGATGTGTTAGATAGCGCATTAATTAACGCGGAAAAGCAATTTCAGGACTGGATAAATAAGCAGAAATGAGAAAAACTTGGACAATGATAGAGCAAGATTTTTTTAAAGCCTTGCAAAGTACTGAATTAGCTGCAACGATAAACGGACAAGTTTGCAAATTTGGAATGCGTCCCAAAAATAGCAAGCAAGAGGACACGGTTATAAAAGTGTCGGCATTAGATGCTAAGCAGCTACAAAGTGGCACGGTGTCCGTGATTACGTACATACAACCGTTGGATAAGTCATCTGATGGCTGGATAGTTCCAGACAAGGAACGTATAGCCGAAATAGAAGCCTTAACCAATCAACTGCCCGAAGAATTAATGAAATTAATGCCGTGTTATAACGGAATAAAATTATTTGATGGGGTAGGTAACTATGAAGAAAGAGAAACGGAGGAGTTCTTTGTTTCTGTAAAAATAAAATTTGATTATTTAACCGATTAAAATTTTAAAAAAATGGCAGTATTATCATACGGAAAGCCCAAAATTGAGATTGCAGAACTCGATGCCGACGACAATATGTCGCCGTGGGTGCAGATAGATGTACCAAAAGACGGTACAACTTCAATGGAAACCCAAGAGGGAGATAACACAGAGTACTTGGAAGAGGGCGGTGGTTTGGTTGATTCCTACCGAAAAGCCAGCAAATATACGTTGAACTTTGAGCTATATGCGAAAAAAGGGTTTAAGAAACCTATTGAAGATGTCAACGGTGTCGTAACAAAGAATTATGCAGTTAGGCTTACCCCCGAAGACCCCGAAACATACGGTTTCGTGCTGTGGAAATGTTCAGTATCTTGCGTAGAAACTCACACCGTAGCCGATGGTATGATGTGGAAATACACCTTTAACGGATTGGTTGCAAGGGGACGTGTAGAAATTATGGATATGTTCGTAGGGGCTAACAATATCAACACTTCAGCCAATTTCTTAGCGTTTGATAGTGAGGAAGATACCACGGGCAAGACTATAACGGCAGAAATTGGTGCAGCAGAAACTATAACTGCAACGGTAGCACCAACAACAGCAGAATGGGTACACGTTACCGCAAGCGGTGAAACGCTAACCGTAAAAGTTGACAAAAACACGGGGAAAAAACGCAGTGCGATTGTCAATTTGTCAAGCAGTGGAAAAACGGGATTCTTCAATGTTTTACAAGCAGGTGTTCCCGTAGCGTAATTGGATTATTTAACAGGACGGTGCTTTAAGTAGTACCGTCCTATTTGTATAAAAAAATGGAAAAAACTGAAAATAAAACAGCCGCGGCAATATTACAAAAAGGTATGCCGGTTATAATTGGAGGCAAGGAATATATTGCCCCCCGTCCTACATTGGCTACTATCATTGAAGTTTCAGCGATGATAGCGGAATATAAAGAAATAGAATTTTCTATGACCCCCAACGATGTAGTCTCTGAAACATTGCGAATAGCGAAAGATTTTAAAGGAATTGAACGTATATTAGCAATGATAGTTTTAGGGGCTAAAAAAGCCACAAAAGAGGTTAAAATATTCGGGAAAACAGTATGGAAGACTAAGAAATTAGACCGTTTGTCGGAGACAATACGCAATGTTATGACCCCAAAAGAAATTACGGAAATGCTAATAAAATTATTCGGTACTATGGATTGCGCTTTTTTTTTGGTCGCTATAACTTCCCTGAACCGAGTAAATCATCTGAAACCGACGAAAGAAACGACAGTATCTGGGCAACCGTAGCGGGGTTTGTAAAATCTTTTAACGTATCATTTGAATACGTGCTGTATGAGTGTTCCTACGAAAATTTAATACTATACAGCCGTACCTTGCCAAGTTACAACCCCGACAAGAAAAAGGGTAAGGAGCATGACAAGGGCGAGGTACTAAATTCCAAGTCTGACATCAACAAGTTCATGCTTGAACATTGCAAAAGTAAAAAAGTTTAGTTTTTTTTCATAGCAATAGGTGTTTAGTGAGGCGTAGTGGTGTTAATTTACATCATTACGCTTTTTTCCTTGAAAAATATTTGCACTAATCAAAAAAAGTATATATGTCGGCGACATCATACGCTATGCAGACCAAGACAAGCCGCGAATTGCGACGATAGACACAATCCGCGCTATCTTTCGCCAACTTTGCCGCATCGGTATTGGCAGACAGCCTTCACGTCGGTGTCGGGAATGAAAGACAGCCACTCCTCCCTGAGTTTTTCACCCTGACAGAATTTATCTCCAAATACAAAATCACCTGAGACTTTCCATACGTGGCACAGCCATTTGCCGTCGCCTGTCGGTGATACACAAGTGCCGTCATCAATAACGATGTATTGCTGTTTTTTTTGCGAATAACCGCAAATCTCCGCCCCCGACGCTCTCCAAATTGTGTCGTCGGGGAAATGCCACGATAAGGCGGCAAATGATATTGTTGTCTCCATAATCAGAATATTACGTTTGTTAATTGTTTGTTTGTTTCCGCGTTCCATACTGCCCATTTGTATCTCCCCTCACAACGAAGTTCAAGATTTTCAACCTTTCCAAAACGTTTATAAGTGC